AGACACTCCATATTGAGAACGGTTCCCATTAAGAGACGACACGCCGTGTGGGGTTGACGTGTGGCGTGTTGTGTGGTACGTGGTTCGGTGCGTGTGGGTATCGGGACGTGTGAAATCGGTGCGTGAAAAAATTTCGGTTTTTTTGTGTGTCGTGTTTTGTGTGTGCGGTATTATATAGGTGTCGGTTTCGAGCGAAAGGAAAAAATAAAATGTCTTTTGTTAAAGTTAATTTTCCCGATATTTGTGATTCTGATTCTGCTGAATATGCGTATCTTAGCAACGTGTACAACACTACGTATTCACACAGTCAAAACGTTTGGGGTTCGCCTGATGAAAACAAGCTTGATGGGGTCGTGTATGCCGCGTGGTTATTGATGGATGAATACTATACGCGCGGTGAACATGCCATGATTTTTGAGTGCCGACGGCTGTTAACGAAACGTTGCCGTGCGGAACTTCACAGCGAACACAATAGAGAGTTTTGCATCGGATTCTACACGATTGTTGATTCCGTTTTGTGCATCTGAATCTCCCACAATATTATATAGGTGTCGGTTTCGAGCGAAAGGAATGAAATGATTAATGACACTGTGTTTAGCTATAGTTTCATGAATTATAGCTGTCTGCTTAACCGTCTTGCGAAGGGTGCTATCCCGTGTGATTTTGTGCTCTGTTTTCTTAGTGCCGGCGAGTTCTACACGTGTCCTCTTGATGCAGTGGTGTTTCCGGAGCATGGTGTGCCGTTGGTGTTTCTTGGTTATAGTCGTAGGAGCACGTTGTGAGCAAGGTTAATTACACTGGTTTTATTGCCGGCTCGTTGTGTAAGAGTATCCGATACAGTAGAGTGCCTGTGGTCGCATCGTGTAAGGATGATAAGCCGGTTTATGAGGGTTTGTTTGATTTTGTGATGTCGCATTATGCGGGTGAGGTGGCTAGGATGCGTGCGGGTGTGCGAAGGGGTGATGCTTGATGTGATATATTGTTGTTTGGCCTATTAGCTCATTGGTTAGAGCGGCAATCTTATAAATTGTGGGTGCCGGGTTCGATTCCCGGATAGGCCACTGTTATTGAGAATCGTTATCGTTAGTGTGATATATTAGGTCATGACGTGTCGTCTGATGCGTCGTGACTTTTTTGTTTGTGAGGTGTGCTGATGGATATTAGCCAGATTGTGACCGTCGTTGGGAGTGTGGGGTTTCCTATAGTCGCGTGTTGTGGCATGGCGTGGTTTATCGCTACGACTTTCAGCGATTTCAACGACTTGATGACGCGGAATAATGTACTTACTGAGGAACTTATAGGTTTGTTGCGGAAGGATGACGACGATGATACGAGTGTTGCATAACATCGTCGCTTGTGTCTGTGCGTCGTTGTTGGTGTTTGTACCGGTGGCGAGTGCGGATATGCGCGGTGTGGATGTGAGCAATTGGCAATGTAATATAGACACCGGCGCACTTGACGCTGATTTTGTTGTGGCGGGTGCGACGTGGGGCGCGGGCGGTTTTAATAACAGATGTCTGATTAACGGTGTGAATCAGGCCGCGAACTATCAACTTGGTCGCGCTATGGATACTGGTAAAAGTGTGGGCGTATATCACTACGCTATGGGTAATGACGCGCGACGCGAAGCCGATTATTTCGTTGATAACGTCAAGGGTTATGTTGGCCGTGCGGTGCTTGCGCTGGATTGGGAATCTCAGGATAACCCGCAGTTTGGTAACGGTGCGTGGATTGATACGTGGGTACGACGTGTGTACGAGCGCACGCATGTGTGGCCGGTCATATATTTGCAGGCCAGTGCGCTGGGGCAACTTAGCGGTTACGCGCGCGAACATTGCGGCGTGTGGGTTGCACAGTATGCGTCGAATGCCGCCACCGGTTGGCAGTCGCGCCCGTGGAATTATGGGCTGTATGGCGAAGCGATGCGGCAGTACACGTCGAACGGGTACGTGTACGGCTATGCGGGCCGTCTTGATTTGAACTATTTCCGCGGCGAACGTTGGCAATGGGACGCATACGCGACGGGCGACCGCAAGAGCGGTGGACATGCCGGAAGCGCGGCACCGTCCGCATCTGCGCCGTCCCAAACCGAAGAAAACGTATCGCGGTGCGTGGTCGTGTCTTCGGGCGATACCCTTAGCGGCATCGCCGCGCGCACCGGGTTGCATCCGTGGACTGCGTGGACTGGTTATAGGTCGGGTAATCCGGGTGTGATTTATCCCGGCGAGACGGTTTGCTATCGCGGTGCGGCTGATGTGCCGACTTCCACCGTGCGCGCGCATATTGTTGCGGCGGGTGAGTCCTTGTGGTCGATTTTCGGCGGTGATTGGGCGCGCGTCGCGTCGCTTAACGGTTTATCCAATCCGAGTCTGATTTATCCCGGTCAGATTCTTAGATATTAAAAAATTGCTGCTAAAACGGCGTGTCGCAAGTGCGCACGCCGTTTTTCTGTGCTATAACTCTTTATGTCAGCAAAAAAAGAGAGCTGGCAAATAACAACAAGAAAAAAAGGAAAACCATAATGCGGAAAATCAGGAAAACTCTACCGGTCAGCGAAATCAGCTACTACAACCGCGACGGCGCATTGCAATCCGTCACCGTGAACAGCAACGTTCGAACCGTGGAACAGGCCGTCAAGGCGCTCATGAAACTCGGTTTGTACAACGTGCTGGTTGACGATGTCAAGGTTCGCAAGTACACGTATGCGATGGACGCAGAACAGTTCTTCGCTAACGCCGTGCTTGTCGATACCGGCGACGAGACCGAAGCCGAAGCCGAAAACGAAGCCGAAAACGATAACGATAACGATTGATACGAAAGGGAAACACAATGGCCAACAATACCGAGAACATCGAGAACACCGAGAACACCGAGAACACCGAAACCGTGCACGAGGACACCCGTCGTTACATCTGCACCGTGGATAATCGTACGTTTGAGGGTAAGCGTGCAATTGTCAACGCGCGCAACAGCGCGAAGAGTCTGAACAGCTATGGTGAGGGTAAGCGGTTGGATGTGGTCGGCGCGTACACCGTGCCCGCCGTCCGACCGCAGACGGGGCAGCCTTGCACGAACGTGTATCTGTTCGCGGCTGACGGCAACACCTATTTCAGTCAGTCCGAGGGTATCAACCGCAGTATCTTGGATATTGTGGACATGTTCCCCGACCTTAACGCAGAAAACGGCGGCATCCCGGTGGTGGTCAAGTCTACCGCGTTGGGAGGCGGCAAGTCCATCAAGTCGTTGCAGATACTCTAAACGGTATCGGTGAAAGTGTGCGGCCCGCGTGTATTGCGCGGGCCGTTTATCGTAGGAGGCGTTTATATGGCGAGGGCGAGGAAAGCGGCGGACGTGTTGACGGCGAAGCGCAAGAGGGTGCGCCGGGCGATAAATACGATACGCAAGAGTATTGTTGAGGGGATGCCGGAGAGCGAACGTCGCGCACGCACGGTGTACGTGCAGCGGCTTGAGACGGAACTGAAGAAAACGTATGTCGGTCGTATCCGTAACAAGCAGATGCGTATTGATGCATACGCGCGTGCAACTGAGATTGCCGACACGTTGACCAAACAGGCCGCGACCGTGAAAGGTGGCGGCGGTAAGCGTGGTGAGCAGCGACGTGCTTTTAACATCTTCCGTCAGGAGATGCGTATAGCGTCCAAGGGCGGGCCGTCGGCCTTGGGCGAGTTTGGCCGGGAGAAAGTCAAGATTTTTTGGCGGTATACGCAGAACATTTGGCAGCGTCCGGACGTGCCGCCCGACAAGCGGTTGGAGGCGGTCATGCAAGCGTATGGGGCGACGTCGCTAAGCGAGCTGTTCGAAACAATCATGCAACGAAATGAGAAAGCGCTGGAGTACATGCGGAACATGAAGGCGCATATCGGTGAATTGGAGGATTACACGGACGTTGAGGGCGGTAGTCCGATTTGGCTTATCGCGGTGACGCCCGACGTTGTGCGATGAAAGAGCGTAGGAATTTCCGGGTTGCCGCGATATTCGACAGCGAAACAACGAACGTCGGCGAGGGTGCCGAAACGCGCGCATATCCGATATTGTACATTTTTAACGATTTGCGTGATACGCCGTTGGAATCGTACACCCCCGATGCGGACGATGTGCGGTTTTACCGGCACACGTCCGAAGCGTTGGCATACATTGCTAATCTTATCGAGTATGGGCGTGCGCACGGTTTTGTGCCGGTGATTGCGGCCTATAATCTTATGTTCGACATGCAAACGCTCATGTTGGAGCTGGCGCAAACGTACACGCTGCACGTCAACGCGCAAACGGCAACAAGCGTGTACACACTCGATTTATGCACGGGTGAAAACGAAGACGTGGTGTGCCGGTTTTGGGATACCTATTATTTGGAAATGGGCGGTTTGCGTGCGATGGGCGAAACATGCGGATTGCCGAAGGCGGTGGGTGATTGGGATTACTCGCTTGTGCGTACACCCGAAACCCCGTTGACGGAAGATGAATTGTTTTATGCGCGTCGCGACGTGCAAGTGATACCCCAATATCTGCAATGGCTGCTACACGCTAATTCGTGGCTGACGCCCGATATGCTCGGTTGCCGTGTGCTCACCAAGACTTCGCTTGTGCGGCAGATGGCCCGCCGTGAGATTGGTGGGCGTCGCGTCACGTTGCAAGGTGGTAAGAAAATCACATTGCAACGCGCTTTCGAGATGACGTGCAATCAGGAGTTTCCGAGGGACTATGATTCGTACGCCTTGCGTAAGGCGTGTTTCCGTGGTGGTTTGACGTTCACTAGCGCTAAAACCGCTAGTGTTGTCGTGGATAACGTCGCGTCGCTTGACGTGACTTCAATGCATCACGCTTTTATAAATGGGCGGCGTTTGCCGGTGAAATTCGCGCCGACGCCGCCGGAATTGTTGCAAATCGCATGTGAGAGCATTATTGCCACGCCGCTCGCCGATGTGCTGGCGCATTACGATGACCCGTTTAGGACCGGGGTGCATGTCGCCGTACGGTTTACTAATCTGCGATTGCGCAAGGGTACGTGTTTCGACGCGTGGGGCGTTGCAATATGTCCACGTTCCAAGTTCGTGCGCACGCTGCGAGCGGGAACCGATTACAGCAACAACGAGCGGGCGAAGACACAGGACAACAGCATACGCGCGCACGGGTATGTGGACAGCGCAATAAACCCAACATACGCGTTCGGCAAACTGTACCGGGCGGACGAATGCGTCTTGCATGTGAATGAAATTGAACTTTGGAATATCGGTCAGGTGTACGACTATGACGAAATGCAAGTGTTGTGCGGCGAAAGCACCACTAAAACAATAATCCCGCCCGATTACGTTACTTTGCAATCCAATATGCTGTTCGCGCGGAAAACCGACGTGAAAAACCTCATCAAGGGCTACACCGAGGGGACACCATACACGGGCGAAATACCCGATTCAATCCCCGAGGGAATCGCACGCGACGCAAAAGAGGGCACGTTGAGCGTGAAATTCTTGCAATCTTATTACGGGTCAACCGTGAAAGGCCAGTTCAACGGAATCTATGGGACACAAGCGCAAGACGTGATGAAGGCCGATTATCGAGTGACGGAAGCCGGTGAACTGGAAGTGGATAGGGCGACGGTTTGCACGCCCGACAATTTCGCGGACAAACGCCCACGGACACCGCGCGTGCTGTACACCTACGGCATGCGAATTGTCGCCGGTAGCCGTATGCACCTTATTATTGCAATGATGCTTGTCTACGCGCGGCTGTGCGATAGGGTGACTGTGACGGGCGGCGACACGGATAGCCTCAAGATTCGATGTGACGCGGACGTGAGCGACGCCGATTTGATGGCAAGTCTGCAACCGCTGCATGACGCGGTTGAAACCGCTATTAACCGGACTATGCGACGCGTGCGCGTCACCGCGCCGGATATGGCGAGCACGCTGGAGCATATCGGCAAATTCGAGGTAGAGGACTGCGGCGGCGCTACCCGATACACGAAGCACATGGAGCTGTGGAATAAGGCGCGTGTGAGTCTCGATATAGGCGGTCGCGTGCATGTGACGTGCGCCGGTTTGCCGCGTCCCGACGGCGCTTACACAATCGAGGAGTTTTTGCATGGCCTTATGACGGCGGGCCACGGTTTTGCCGAAGCCGTTACGATGTCGCTCGGCTATGACGTGCTTGTGGACTATGACATCTGTCACACATTGCAGCGCAACCGCCCGCACGTGTGGGACAGATATGTAGGTATCGTCACGGATTATCGCGGCGAGACGACGCATGTGGACGTGCCCGAAGCGATAGCGCTATACCCGTCGGGACGTTGGTTAGGTGAGTCCGACAAACAGGCGAACGAGGAAAACATTACGTATCTGCAAACCACGTATAATAGATATGTGGAAACAACACCACGCGAACTTATAGTAACGAATGGAGCACCAAAGGTTGTGAGCATAGATGGCGAACTACTATTATGACCGGCTCAGAACACAGATATTGCCGCGCAATGCTGATGTTAATTTGATAATCGGGGCGCGTGGCCTTGGTAAAACGTACGCCGTGCGCCGGTACATGTTGGAGGACTATATTAAAAACGGCATTTGTTTTGTTGAGGTCACTCGGTATCGTGAAGAGAACAACGACGTGGCGGCAAAATATTTCGACAGGATAATAGAGGATAATATTTTCCCAGACTGGGAATTTAGAGTGCATAATAAAGTTGCCGAAGCGCGACGCGTCGGAACTAAAGCATGGAAGACGTGCGGCTATTTCATCCCGCTGTCTTTGCAGCAGCAGAAGAAAAAAAGTACATACGTCAATGTGCGCAATATCTGCATGGACGAAATTATCATAGACCCCGATGATATTTATCACCATTATTTGCGCAATGAATACGAGCAATTGGCGAACCTTGTAGACACCGTGACACGTGAACGCGCCGATGATAACAAGCTCCGCAAACCGCGCATATTTCTGTTGGGCAACGCGTGCGACGCGTATAACCCATATTTCCACCATTACGGCGTGCCCTTGGAGCCTGAATACGGTTTGCAATGGCTAGACGGTAAAACGTGCCTGTTTGATTATGTCAAGGATGAGCAATATGCCGCGCAGAAAACCAAGGACACCGTAGCCGGGCGAATGATGCGGGGCAACGGCGGCGTAACCGCCGAAAACCGTTTTAAGCATTTCGACTCCGATTTTTTGGACAAACCGCACGCACACGCAAAATTGTCATACGTATTCCGGTGGATGCGCGACGAATATGGAGTAAGTATCGACCTACGCTGCGGATACGTTTTTATCGCCACGACATACGACAAGGGTACGCACGTGCCATATTTCGCAATCACGCGGGAGGATAACCAGCTGAACTATCTCACCGCCGATATCGCTAAAAACATAATCAAAAATCTAATATCGTATTATGCACTTGGTTATTTGCGATATGACCTAATAGAGACGCAACACGCAATATCCGAGATGTTGCGCGTGTTCGGTGTAAAATGAGCATGGCATACAGGGCGAGGCGTTGCGACGACGACGATAAAACATAATCATTGACACCAACGGTTGACTCCGGCGATGATATGGCCGTGATTTGGTAAGCGCGCCGCCGTTCGTCGCGAACCGTGTCGCACGCGTGCTAATATTGAGCCGTACCGGCGTACATCGTACCGGTACGGCTCTTTTTTGAAAGGAAAATGGTAATGGACGACGAAACCACCGAGGAAAGGGACACCGCCGAACGCGACGGCCTCACGTCCGATGAAGCGCACCGTGCGGGCGAATTCGACGACTTGCGCGACATGCTGCGCGATGTGCTTGACAGGGTGAGTGCAATCAGCGACCGCACGGACGCAATCAGCGAACGAATCGACGGTATCTACGACAATTTCACCGACTCAGTGGCGCAGTTGGTGGAAAACGGCGCGACCGTCCGTGAGGACGATGCGGCGACCGCTATCGCCGAAGCAGCCGCGAACGACCTTGAAAATCTTGATTACACGCTCTGAACAACGGATAGGAGATAATTATGGCTGTAGATAACGCGACAATTTTGGACAAGGTACGACTCAGGGGCACCGACGACTACCAGCAGCGCATACCGAGCGCCACGCAGACGGGCGTTGCAAACACCATGCGATACCTGTTTGACCCCATGAACCGCCAGTATCTCAACGACTGCGTATGGAGCATGGTCAACCGCATCGGACTTACCGTGATGGCACAGAACGAACCGTTTGAGAACCCGCTGGCGGTTTTCAAAAAGGAAAATCTCTACTGGGGTAGCACCGTACAGGAAATTGCCGTCAAGTGGATTAAGGCGCACGGGTACAAGGACGACGCGGAAGAACTTTTGAAGATGCACCGACCCGAAGCGGCGGTGTGGTTCTACGAAAATAACCGGCGCGACCAGTATCCCATCTCATGGACCGATGACGAACTGCGGCAGGCGTTCGTGGACGATTTCGGCCTGAATCGCTTTATCGCGCAAATCATGGAAACGCCCCGCAATTCCGACCAGTATGATGAAATGAACATCATGCTTGCGTTGATACGCCACTACGAGCAGAACCTTGGTTTCTATAAGATACATCTTGACGCGGTGCCGAGCGATGAAACCACCGCTAAGACGTTGCTCAAGGCGTTGCGTGCGACCGCCGGGCGCATGCAGTTCCCGAGCACGCAGTATAATGCACTCAACATCACCGATATTCCGGCATACGCGAACCCGCAAAACATGGTGTTGCTGATTGAGCCCGAATATCTCGCATCACTGGACGTTGACGCGCTGTCCGCCGTGTTTCAGCTGGATAAGGCCGACGTGCCCTATCGCATTATACAGGTGCCGACCCTTGGTATCCCCGGCGCGGTGGCGTTGCTGGTATCCACTGACTGGTATCAGGCGCGCGACACGCTGTACGGCACCACGCAGTTCTATAATCCGCAGACACTTTCCAATACCATGTACCTCAACCATTGGGGCATTTATGGCGTGTCCCCGTTCACACCGTGTGCGCTCTTCACCACCGACGCCGGTACAAGTATCAACGTCGTCACGCAGAACGTTACCGGTTTGACGCTGACCCCGAGCACGGCGAATGTTGCGCCGGGCGACGTGTTGCCGCTGTCCCCGAAGCTCACCGCCACCGTCACACCGACGGGCACCGCAATTGAGGTCGCGCCGAACAGCGCAACATACCAGTTGAGCGCCGTTCATGCCTCAGCGGGAGGGGGTTTGGCGTTCCCGCTGAATGTTAATACGTACATTGACGACGAAGCACGCTTGCATGTACAGCGCGACGGCCTGAAGAATGACGACATTATCAAGGTTGAGGCGCTAGCCACCTACGTTAACCCGAACGGCACTACGGGGACGTACACCGCTACGGGACGTTATACCGTCAGGGTTCCGGCTGCTGCTGCTGCTGCTGCTGCTGCTGCTGGTGCGCCGGCAAGTGTGCCCAAGGCATTGGACGCGGACAGGACACCGTCCGTGGCTGAAGCGCCGACCGCTAAAGTAAAACAGTAAAGTAAAACAGTCTGATAGAATCGGGGATACCGGAAAAACCGGTATCCCCGATTTTTTGCATGCGAAAGAGGTACATAAATGAAATTCCCGCACTTGGACGGCGCAACCCCGTTCCCCGGCGACGGTGCGCACGTGTATGAGCAGTACGTCAACACCTACGACTATCACATGTGGACACCGAACACCAAGATAAAACTTTGCCGTGTGAAGTGGCGCGACGACGGGCGCGACGCGGTGAAATTCGAGGACGACGCGGCACGTGACGCGTGGTTCGATGCGCTGGACGGCGAAGCCGTGACGCTTGACACGAGTATGTATATCGCACGCGCGGATACCGACGGTGTGAAGATACCAGTGCCGTACATGACCGCCCAGCGGTATAACTATCTTGTGGTTGACTTTACTACGGATATCATGCAATCGCCGTTGCAACAGACGGACGGTCAGACACGTTATCATTATTTCGTCACGCATGTCACGGCGGAAGCCCCGAACACCACCACGCTCGTACTGCAACGCGACGTGTGGACGGACTACATTAACAGCACCACAATCAACGGATTGCTGTTGACGCGCGGGCACGCGCCGCTCACCGAAATGACGCCGGCGCAGTTGTTGGCGAACCCGCGTGCGAATTGCCGTGATTTTACGTTGCCCGACGTTGATTATGGCAATGCGGCGAGTAATGTCAGGCACAGCACGCCGTTTAATCTGCAAAACGGCGCAAGATACATCTGTTTGGCCGCGACGTTTTCGCCCTCACAATTGCAAGTCATGAGCGGTGTGCGCGGTACGAACGTCACGGATAGCAACCCGTCATACAGCAACGACGACGGCACGGTTGGCGGTTTCGCGTGGGGTGCCGGAAGCGTTTCCACGGCAAACGTCACGGGTGCGGGCACCGCTTATAATTCGGTGGATAATCTCACCGCAAGCAATGTGACCGTGTATGCGCTCGAATCGTCCAAGATAACGGGTGATTATTTCGGCACGCTCTTCACATATTATCCGCATATCACGTCCCAGATTACAGCGGTTTTCGTCGCCACCGCGAACATGATGCGACTTGACGGCCACGTCGGAGTGAACGGGGTCGAATGGTATACGGTCAGCGGCGCACGCACGAAACTAGCCGATATTGATTTAACAATTAATGATTTTGGATACACCACCGATTACGCTCGAATAACACGGCTATACCTTGCACCATATGCGCATTTGGAAATATCCGATAACATCGGCAATAAAACACGCGTGGAAATAGCGGACTGCGGGCACCTCTCGGCGTATTCGGTCACGTCACTCAGCTATCCGATATTGCGCCAAATCGCATGGCTTGACGGTATCGGAGCCGACGGCGATACGTCAATTAGTATTAACGCGCTGGACGGCGCTAACATCACCGCCGACGTGCCGAACGCCGACGTGCTCAAAACACTTATATCGCACGACATACCGACATACGCGTTGCAACGTCGCGCAATTGATGCGCACCGCGCGGAAGCATACAACCGAGAGGTTGCACAAGCGCGTGAAAACAGCATCATAACCTACGAAAACGGCGCACGCTCGGCTAACGTATCACTAGCCAACACTAACCGCAGCAATGCAAACAGCATTGCTAACACGCATCTATCAAACGCACTTAATTCCACCGTTACGGATAACGCAAACTCTGCATCAAATACAATCTACGCCAGAAACATGCAGCAACAAAATATGTTGCTTACCGCAGCAAATGACAAAATTGATGAACTTAATGTTGCGTCGTTGGACTTGACAACGAATCTAGTTAACACCGAGATAACAGCAAGCGCAATCGGCACCGTTACCGCAGCGATAGGCACTATAGGCACGGCGGCAGCCGGTATAGCGGTGACGGCGGCGACGGGCGGCGCGGCGGCACCGATGATTGCGGCGGGCCTCGGCGCAGCCGGAAGCATCGGCCTGTCAGGTGCAAGCTTCGCTACAGGCGCATCCAAGACGACGGCGGAAGCGGCATACAAACAAACATACAACGATGCGGCCGCATGGGCCGCGAAAAAATACAACACTAATGCGAACAGTGTCAGTATCGCAATGGCGGGTACGCAACTCGTTGAATCAACTAACCTTAACACCAATAACACTAACGCAAGCAACACGACGAACACTAGCATTACGGCCAATAACGCGGCCACGTCGAACGCGAACGCGGCGGCGTCACGCAATCAGAGTGTGGATAATGCCAAACGCAGCATGATTAACGCGCGTTCGAACGTCAGTGCCGCGTGGCGCGACTTGCTCAACCACGCCGCACAGCCGGTGGGCGCGTATGGCGGCGACAATTTCCGGCAGGCCACGGGGCTTGACACCATGACCGTTAAAATCGTCACCGAAGACAACGGAGCGATAGCGGCGGCGGGCGATTACATGCTGCGCTACGGCATCGCATGCAACAAACTATACAACGTGCCGAATCTCACGCCGTGCCAACACTTTACCTATTGGCAGGCGGCAGACGTGTGGTTGACCAACAATCTCGCCGGAAACGACGCGCTCGATACGATACGGGAGCGATTGACCGACGGTGTTACAATTTGGAATGACCCCGACGAAATAGGCGGCGATTATCTCACCGTCAATCTCAACTAAGAAAAAAGGAAAAAAGACATGGGACGCAAACGAACGCACAAGCAACCCCCGACACGTGCGGAGCTGGGCGAAAAAGGTCTACCGGTATGGCAACAGTCGCAGCAAATCAACTCGCAGGCGTATTTCATGGCGTATTCGCAAATGCTCAATATCGCCCTATCACGTTTCAAATGGCTGAATTTACCAAAGACGTGCAACGCGTGGTTTTTGGAGTATAATCTGTTGTACTACGGTTATGCCACTATCGCATATCCGCGCAGTAAACCGGGCGTGTTCTTCAGCACTCAGGCCGTCGTTAACTCCAATTTCAACGTCTATTATCGTCCGCAAAAATGGGCTTCATACGGTATTAACGGTTGGCGTTTCGACGTGGACAACTCAAACGGTGTATTCATCTACGCAAATAAAGCGCGTACGCCGTTGGTGCCGACGCTTGAATTTTTTGCGCACGAAATAGAAGACTTGTACATGACGCGCCGGCAAAATCGTTTCCACCAAAAGACGCCGTTCATCCTTGAGGTTCCGGCGGGACAGCAGACGGCGGGCGTCAACGTGATTAAGCAAATCTCGGGCGGTGAAATGGCAATCATGGCGACGCCCGGTTTCACAGATGCGATGAAAGCGCAAGTGTTAAACACCGGTGTCGAATATATCGGCATGGAACTGCAAAACGATATTCAAAACACATGGAACGCCTATTATCAAGCACTAGGCGTCAAGAATCTACCCATGAAGATGGAACGCCAAACCGCCGACGAAATAAACGACTACGGCGAACCGACCGACCTTCGCGCCCTGTCCGAGCTTGAAGAGCGCCGCGCCGCTTGCGACGTGCTTAATACCCGGTTCAAAAAGTATCTCGATGCGCCGATAGAGGTGGTGTGGAATCAGGACAATATCAGTAAAAACTACGACTATCTGACCAATATTCAAGCACAGGAAGGAAACGACGGTAATGATATATGACGCGATACCGGCATACGAACCGAACGAACCGCGCGACGAATACCACGCCGTTGCCACAATCACGCTGGGCGAACTGCTCACCGAGGGCGGCGTGGACTGGACACAACCGCAATGGGACTGGAGCGACGACGCATACAACGACGCGCAATACACACGGTGTTGCCGAAAAATCGAAAACCGTTATTACGACAGGGAGTTGGGCGTGATGCCGCCGAGCAGATGGCGCAGACACCTCATGCGCCTCATAAGCGAGTTCATGCCGGTTCTAAAACCGCTGTATCAGCTTGCGGACGGCAATCCCGGCATGTACCTAACGGACGCCGACACGTGGCACAAGATGCGCACCGTGTTTTCCGACTTTCCGGCCACGCAGCTCCAAACCGGGCAGGATTACGCAAGCAACGCGACCGACACACAATATGAGACCGTCGTCAACGGCAACTACATAGACAAAATTAAGGCGATACGCCAAAACGACTACGTGGATATTGACGTGCTACTATTGGAGCACTTGGAAGAATGTTTCAGCCCACTGTGGACGGTGAACATAAACAACTACTAGGAGGCAACATGTTCCCACTCCCCTTGTATAACGTTTGGCCTTATACCCCGGCCATACCCGCTTTTTACTGGGATGCAAAAAGCACAGAGGAGATAATCAAATATCTTGCGTGCGAATACGGTCACATAACGTCCTATTTCGATGAACTCACCAACGCAATCAACAATCTGAGCGCGGACGTGCAGACGTTTGAAACCGACATCGAAAACCGTGTAAGCGCAATGGAACAATCGTTGTCAACATTGCTTGACAATTTGGAACACGTCGGCGATAGAATGGTAATCTATGACCCGACAAAGGGCACCTACGTTGATTCTAAAATCGCAATGCGCGACATGTATCGTGAACTCGCCGTGTTCGGCGCACGTATCAACCAAATTGCAACCAAAACCGTGGACGACATGGCGACGCACCGCACGGACGAAACCGCCGCAGTTGGCAATCTCACCATTTTCAACGACGCTACGCCACGCGTCACCGACCCGAAAACCGGCAACCCATACACGCCCATACAATAGACACAATAGACAATAGGAGGATTATGGACGACACCACACCATACAACAAACTACCGTTATACACTACCGGCTCGGTAGCGGACTTGCGCGACAACTACAACCGCGCCATGCAGCTCATTGATAAAAAACTGCACCAACTTGACGTGCAGATTCAAATACATAACCCGGAAGGCGTATGAAAAAATGACCACCACAACCGACAATTTCAATCTTGATTTATACGAGACAGGCGACCCCGCCAACCTCAATGACCAATACAATTCAGCGATGCACATCATTGACGAAAACATGTTGACTATCGCAAACGATGCAGCAAGCGCCCTCAGCAGAGTAGCCGAAGTCAAAACCACCGCAGACACCGCGCTAAACCTAGCGCAAGACAACAAACAAGACATTACCGGCATAAACGGCAACGTCGCTACACTCACTACCAACGTAGACGCATTAGGCGCGAACCTAACCGCGCTGGGTGCGAACACCGTCAGCGATGCAACGGCCACCAAAAACAGGATAGACACCAACGCGGGCAATATAACGACTATCAACAAATACATCACCGTTAACGAACTATTTAACATGCGCGGCGATGACATAATAGTCACATTCGGGGATAGTTACGCGTCCGCAACCAATAATACATCATGGGCAGTTCAAACCGCAAATAAACTGGGATGGACGCTCAAAAACTACGCGGTTGCAGGTGCGGGATACATTCCGCCCAACACGACGTATCAGAGCGAATTCGAAACCGCGCATAATGACACGACATACGAGCATGACCGAGTATCGCTAGTCATAATCGGCGGCTCACGAAATTCAAACGATGGTTACAGCGGTTCTATAAAAACCGCCGCAACATCACTGTTTAATCAATGCAAAAACGAATATCCGAACGCAAGAATAATCGCAATACCACTGTTGTGGGATAAAAACACCGTATCAGACTACTGGCGCTATAACGCAAGCGAAATCGAACAAGCAGCCATAGAAACAGGCATCGAAAGTATCCCGTGGGCATGGACATGGAACATGGGCATCGCCGCAAACTTCAACGGCGACAACATTCACCCGAACGCAAGCGGCACCGCAATAATATGCAACTACATCATGCGATACCTAACAGGCACATACACAGGCCGACACGAAACGTGGGTATGGCGCAAACCGGGCAACCCCGCCGCAGGAATGCTCTCAATCAACGCAAGCGGCGGCACCATAAGCTACGCGTTCCAAATGCTCGACGGAAACACCGCGTCGGAATGGACTGAAATACACGGCGTGCCCCAATGGGCATGGGCGGACACCGATACCACCAACTCAGTATTCAAATGGTCACTACAATCGTCCAACGGCGCAAACGACGCAACACTATTCAAAATCAACAAAGACGGAACATTCGGCATACAACCATACACCACCACAGGCGCACACGGCACACCCAACGGCCTAATGGGCGGACACTTCACTACAGCATGGTAATAAAATAGCACACATAAAAAACCGGTTGACGGTACGCCAACCGGTTTTTTATGAATTGTGTAGCGTTTAACGTTCCTTGATGCGGATAATATATATCACACCTCATTAACCTCAATAATACCGCACACAAAACACGACACACCCAAACAGGCCGAAAATTTTCACGCACCGAACCACGTACCACACAACACGCCACACGTCAACCCCACACGGCGTGTCGTCTCTTAATGGGAACCGTTCTCAATATGGAGTGTCT